GGTTACGGAAAGCTACTGTGCTGTTATCCAGCAGCCGTGCGCCGTGGAGTAGGCAGATTTCGGGTCGCCAAGCATCTGCACCTTCCCGTCACGCATGACAAGCAGGCTGAAAACGCAGGACGGGAACGATATGATGCTCTGATCGGCGAGTGGGCGGAACGCTTCAGGGATGGTCTCAACCGCCATCGTGTAGTTCTGCACTCCGCTGCCGGTGAACTTGACGTTGCCGTTGACCGTGACTGTGCGTCCGACCCGACACAGCGTGAGGCTGTCGTTCGTATACGGCGGCTTCCATTGCTGGGTTACGGAATCCCACAGCTGGCTCATCGGAGGCAATTGCTTGACGAGCATGACAGGAGTACCGGCAGTGATGCCACTGATCGGGATGCGGGCGATCGGGACCCACACTGTGCCGGAATTGTTCAGGATATTGCCCGACGGCACCGTCGGATCAGCCGCTGTGCCACTGGTGGCAGTGCCCTTCAGCACGGCAAGAGTGATCGATTCGATGTTGTTCGAGTCTCGCGTGTATTTCACGCAGATCAGGTCGTTGCGGTTCCGTCCTGTGACTCCGCTTTCGATGGTGACGGTTTCCGCCGCGGTGACGCGTGCGTATCGTCCTTCGATCACAAGGTTGAGCACCGGGACGAGCGCCTTGTTTGCTGACTGCATGGTCACGGCGGGGAATTTGCCGTCGCTGCCTTGCAGCAGGTAGTTGCCGTTTCCGACCAGTCCGGCCTGCATGGCTCCTTGGTCGCTGGATGTGATGTGCGGAGCGCCGGCCTTGCCGGTGATGAGATTCATGGTCATGGTCATTCCTTCCTATCTGTTGTGTTGTTGAGGTATGCGGCGTAGGCGGCGTCCTGCGTGGCTGCCAGCGCTTTGAACGTCTGCCAGCATGCGGTACAGACGAGCGCGCCCTGTGCGACTCCGTCGACGGTGGTGTGGGTGATGTCGTGCCAGTCGCTGGAGGTGCGTGGGTCACCGTCGGCGAGGTATGCGGAGGCGTGGCATCGGTCGCAGGTGTATCTGGTGATGTTCGTGGTTCGTGCCATTGATGTTCCTTTCTCTTTCAGGCTGTGCGCTGGTAGATGTGTCCTGGAAGGATGGTGTTGCATTCCTTCCAAGTGCCGCCGTAGGTGGTTCCCGGATTTGTTGTGGCGGTGGTCCAGTAGAGGGAGCCGACCGGGTGGGCGGCGATGAACGCCTGGCTTGCGCTCATGCCCGTCTCGCCCTTGTCGCCCTTCGGGCCGACGAGGCTTGTGTTGGAAACCGGTTTGAACGTCACTTTTTTCCCGGTGGCTGTGATCTGCGCGTACATCAGGTTCTTGCCGCCATTGGTCATGGCGAAGAAGTATTCGCCTACGGCCGGCGCACGGTTGAAACTGAGTGTCTGCCAGTCGTAATCCGAGCATGTGGACGTCCAGTATCCGGTCAGCGTCCTGGTGATGATCAAGGCCGGCAACCCGGTCTCGCCGCGTTGGCCGGTCTCGCCTTTCGCTCCGGTGGCCCCGGTCGCGCCAGTGGCGCCGGCAGGGCCCTGCGGTCCTTGCACTCCCTGCTTGCCTTGCGGTCCGGTGTCGCCTTTGGGGCCTTTGACGTTGCCGAGCAGAATCTTCGTCATATGCGCTCCTTACTTTCCGTCATTGATCATGTAGTACAGGTCGCCCGTCGCCGGATCGTAGGAGACGGGAGCCGCCGACGCGGTGGCCGTATCCGCGTACACGGCGTACAGGTCTCCGTTCGGGTCGACCTGCAGTGTGAAGAATCCGGAAGTTGGCGCCGTCACGCCGCTGGCACCCTGCGGTCCTGTCGGTCCCTGTGGGCCCTGCAGTCCCTGCGCACCTTGTATTCCCTGCTTGCCTTGCGGCCCGGTGGGGCCTGTTGCTCCGGTAGGTCCGGCAGGGCCGGTGTCGCCTTTCGGACCTTGCGGGCCGGTAGGGCCTCCTTCTCCGGCGGGTCCGACATCGCCTTTATCACCCTTGTCACCTTTCAGCCCTTCAGGACCTTGCGGGCCGGTAGGGCCGGCAGCTCCAGTGGCTCCTTTAGGCCCGGTCTCGCCGGTATCGCCCTTCACGCCTTGTGGGCCGACGTCACCTTTTGGACCTTGCGGTCCGGCAGGGCCTTGCGTTCCGATGATGGATTGACGGGAAATCGTCTTTCCCGTGAATAGGCTGCCGGACTGTGAAACGCACTGCCAGACGATGCTGTATTTTCCGCCACCTGACAATGCGGTCGAATATTCATTGACGAGTGGTGTTCGGTTCAACCATTCGCTCACGTTCCCCGTGAAAGTGGATCCCACCGGATATTCGCCGACGAGGGATTTCTTCATCACGAGCGCCGGAAGGCCGACGTCGCCTTTAGCTCCCTGAACGCCCTGCGCTCCTTGCTTGCCTTGCGGGCCGGTGGCCCCGGTATCGCCCTTGTCACCTTTGGGGCCTTTGATGTTGCCGATCAATAGTCGCGCCATGTGTCACCTTTCCGGGATGTCCACGTACAGGTTCCCGCTCTCGGAGTCCCAAACAAACGAGGGTGGGTTCGTGTTGTCCGGATAGTTCACGTACAGGTCGCCGTCGCCTTCCATGCTGAGCGTGAAGAAGCCGTTCGAGGGGGCGGATACGCCGCTGTCGCCCTTGTCACCCTTCTCCCCTTGCGGGCCCTGGATGCCTTGGGAACCTTGGATGCCTTGTCTGCCCTGGGGGCCGGTCGCTCCCTGTGGACCCGTGGGACCCTGCGGACCTGTGGAACCCGTCGGGCCTTGCGGTCCCGCCGCGCCGATCGCACCGGCATCACCCTTATCGCCTTTCTCGCCGCGTATCCCCTGCAGTCCCTGCGGGCCTTCGGGACCGGCGACGCCTTGCGGCCCTCGCTCCCCGATCGCTCCTTTCTCTCCCCGAGGACCGGTGGGTCCGGTCGCTCCGGTGGCCCCCTGTGGTCCTGCGTCGCCCTTGTCGCCCTTCTCCCCTTGCGGACCCTGGTCGCCTTTCGGAAGCCCCAAATTCAAGGTTTTGTCGCTGCCGGCGCCCGTAAGCGACGCGCTGGCCTGCACGCCTGGTGCGAGCGTGTCCACCGAACCGATTCTCAGGCCGGTGAGATAGTCGCCCTTCGGCTGCTTGCCCGCCAACGCCGTATTAAGCGCAACGATGTCCTGTCTGGTCACGTCGGCGCTGAAGGTCCAATTATCAAGCTTGAGGCCGGCTCCAGCGTAGTAGGCGTGGCCACCATCCCCGATGGAGGATTCTCCGCTGTTGCCGCCGGCGCTGGCACCTCCGGATTCGTAGGTGACGGTGAGCACGCCTCCCGAAACCTTGACGATCTTCTTGGAGATCTCGGCAGTGACGACGAGGCCCGTGTTGTTGTCACGACCCGTGACCAGGTCGCCAACGTCCGCGTCGATGCCGTCGGGAATGTCCACGTCGATGGTGCTGGTGTTCCGAAGCTCCTGGAATTTCTGCCTGCCCTTGTCCTCGAGCTCGTCGGCTTCGGCGTTGGACAACTCGTATGTGGCGGTGCGTTCGTCAAGGCCTTTGAGGGTCTGCGTGTGGCTGAACGTGCCGTTCGCGTCGGCGTACCAGTGGATGACGGTACGGTCCTTGAGTTCGCCCTTGCCCAGGCAGATGAGATGGTTGATAGGGTGCGCCGCCTGTTTGGCGGTGAAGTCGATGAGGTCCGAGTCGATGCTGTCGCCGATCGTGCGGACGGGCATGGCGCTCATGGATACCTTGTCGCCGTCATTACGCAACCGGAGTTTGAGTCCGCTTGCCCTGAGCATCTTGACCAGACCGCTGTACAGGTCCACGTACCGGTCGAACTGGCAGGTGGTCTTGTGGTCGGCGCTTTCTTCGGTGACGGTGAACAGGCCTTGCAGTCCCGCACGGCTGACGAGCGTGCGCATGATGACGGGAATCGTGCCGGACAGGGTGAGGTAATCGTTGTTCCTGTCCGGTTCGATGATCTTCGAGGCGAGCACTCCATGCCAGTCGCGGCCATGCCATGTGACGGTGGACAGGCCGCCGTCCACGTCGACATCCGTGTCGTCGATGATGCCGCCGTACTCGGTGCCGTCGATCATGATGCGGCTTCCCGCCTTGAGCGCGGCGTCTTCGACCTGCAGGTCGAAGTCGTTCTCCCCGCTGCCGAACGCGAGGTCGAGCGTGTATGAGGCGTGGCTCGCCACGGGTTTGCCTGTGGCGTCGGTGACGATCAGGTCCATGGCGGTTCGCTCCTTTCCTCGCAGACCGTCAAGTCGAATTGGAATCCTCCCGGCCAGCTGACCGACTGTGTTCCGGGCGCGAGCGGTTGGAACACGTACCGGCCGGAATCCTTGCCCGACCCTCGCACGGCCTGCGCGAAGCAGTTTGTGGCGAGACCTGTGCCGCTGACCATGGTGACGGTCCTGACATCGCCGGTGCCGTCGATTTCCAGACGTGAGCCGGATGGTACGGTCACGTCGACCTCGTATCGGTTGGTTCCGATGATGACGTACGGGTTTGTGCACGGTCCGAATATCGTGAGTTTGACCGGCTGCGGGATGGATGTGTCGTTGACGATCTCCGCGCCCAATGCCATGCCGGCGAAATCATGCGGATAATCATATGGATAGTCAAGGTCGGCGGTTCCGGAATCGTATCGTGGCGTGAAATGCGTCATGGTCGGACGGCGCCACACGCCATCGGCCAGCACGATGGTCAACTGTGTCTCGACCATCGTGGGCGTGATGGATTGCGGTTCGCTTTTCGTGATCCACGCTTTGGCTTCCCATTCGCCGTCGGCGATGAGCGTGCCCGGGTTCCCGGATGCCATGTCGGCGTCCGAGAGGCGGCGCAATAGGTTGAGCGTCTCCGGAGAATCGTGGATCTTCACGGTGACTGTCGCCTCGCGTGCCTTGCGGGTGATGCCCGTCATGCCG